AAAAATTTTATCAAGCAATCACAACAGGTCAAAAAACAGATATGCAAAATCAATTCATTGATTTAATAAAAGCTAAAAAAATACCCTATATGAAAGTTGGGGATAATATAATGATTCCATGTGTGTTTCATCTGGATAAAAATCCTTCTTTGGGAGTTAATTTTAAAAAGATGAAATATAATTGTCTTGGATGTGGTAAAAGTGGGAAAGGAATTGAAGCTATTAAATATCTATTAAAAAAAATACTGGATGAAGATAGTTTTGATTTTGAGGAAAATATTGAAAAATCCGATCCCATCGATTTATCCTTATTAAAAGACAGATTAAAAGATTTAGGAAAGAAAGAAGATATCCCTAAAATAAAGATATTAAAAAACTTTAATCTGGAAGAATACGAAACACCCCGGGACGAATATTTGAAATATTTAGAAAAGAGAAAAATAAATAAACACTCTATAGAAAAATTTAATATTAGATGTGGATATTGGAAAGGGGAAAAGAGGATAATAATACCAATGTATGATGAATATAACAGATTAGTTTCCATATTGGGCAGATCAATAGAAAATAACACCGACTACAGGATTAGTAAAGCAAAAGGCTCTGATGTTAATAAGATATTATTTGGATTGAATTATCTTTTATCCAATAATTCAATTTTGAAGTTCGGAGTCATGGAAGAGGGGGAAATAGATGCTTTATATTTACAACAAAATAATATCCCAGCTTTTTCAGTAGGTAAAAAATATCCAAGCGAGATACAGATAAGAAAAATGGCTAGATATTTCCAGAAAGTAATATTAAACTATGATGGGGATGTTCCAAAGAGTTATAGATTAAAAATGAAAAGGAGGATAGGAGAATATGTTGAAGTAGATGAAATAGAAATGCCAAAAAACAGGGATGCAAATGATTTGAGTATAAATGGAGTGAAAAGAGTTTATTCTTCCATATTATAGGTAAAAATAAAAAAATAAAAAACAGGAGAAAGCATTATGAGCTCTTCATTTATTGAGCTTTTGGAGTTAGCATCAAACAGTATAGAGTATTGGGCAGGTTATATTTCCAGGAGTACGACGATTGAAAAAGACGATGCCCGCCAGGATTTATTATTTTATGTTTATTGTGAATGGGCTGGTATTGAACCGAACGGAAAAAAAAAGAAAAAGCCCAGGAAAATATTGACAAAATATTTTATACAGAAACACATTCACTACAGATCAAAAAACATATTAAGAGATTATAGTAAGGAGGATAAAAATCTGGATGATAGAACCATAGAATTTCTGGATTCTGTTGGGGAATTAAATGATCAGAGGCCATTAGACCCTGTTGAATATGTCAACTCCAGAGATAAGTTTGACAAGTTTGTAAAATCTTTAACTAAAGAAGAAAAAAGATTGTTTGACTATTATTGCTACAGTAGAGGTAAACTAATTACAAGCAGAATGATAGCAAGTAAAATGAAAACAACAGAGAACAAGCTTGCATATATGAAATATAAATTAAAAAATAAAGTAGAGGAGATTTATGGACCCATTAACTAACGAAGAAATAAAGAATATTATGAATAATTTAGAAGCAGAAGCCCTTCGTTCTTCCACTTGTCAAAAAAAGAAAGTAGGAGCCAAATTTATTTTTAATAGACACAGTTGTATCGAACCGGGTGGATTTTCGGGGCCACCGGAAGTTCTAGGACAATGCAATCCTTGTGTTAGAAAAAATTCTATACCCTATTCAGATTTTACTGGATGTAATTCAGTACATGCTGAATTCAAAGTTCTTATGAAAGCATACCGATTTTATGGACCTTCTATGAGTGAAGGTGTATTGTTTGTGACACACCTGCCTTGCTACAAGTGTAGTATAGACATTATATATTCAGGGATAAAGTTAGTCTATTACAGGTATGATGCCCCTGATGAATATACAAAAAAAATTATTGAATTATTCGAAAGGGCTAAAGTTATTTTGAGAAAAGTAGAATAAATACTCTTATATATAAGGAGGAAGAATATGAATAAAAATAATTATATTTTTGGTAGCGGTATAACTGGTTTAGTGACTGCTCTATATTTTAAAAATTTCTACATAATAGGAGATGGTCAAGAACAAGAAAATTATTTATCCGGCCCTAAAATATTAAGAAAAAATATTTATACTGAATCTTTTATGAAGAGATTCCGTTTGAAGATGAGAAGCAGAGAATACAAGTGTGCTTATTGTTACGAGAATGAATTTGTGGAAGAACTTAATGAAGAATTAGTGAGAAAATATCTCAAAAAAACAAGGGGAATAAATTATAAACCAACGGGCAATGAGCTAAATGACGGGGAAAAAGAAATAATAGGTTATGACATGAAAGAATTATATTCTTTAATAAGAAGTAGAAAAAATATGGAGAATAGAATAATTGAAACTCATGTTGTCGGAATATCCCCGCAGGAAAAGACTTTTACTATAAGAAATAATGATCTAGAGTTTTGTGAATTAAAAGAATATAAAAAAATATTGAACACATTTCCAATTCAGGAATTTTTATATCTGATAGACCCCAACTATCCAAAACCTAGGACGGAAAATAAATCAACAATACATTTGTATTTGATTGAGTTCCCAGAGCTTTTTTGCAGACATTTATTAAGTTATTATGATTTTGTTTATTTTATAGACGAAGAAATTCCCTACTATAGAATTTACAGAACACGGGAATCGAGAATAGTCTGCGTTGAAAGCATGACAGAAGATTTAGGTGATTTTATAAATAGATATGAAGGCAGAATATGGAAACATACTATTTTGCCTTTTGGTAAAATAGCTGACGTTGGAGAAAATATACTTTATTATGACGGTATAAAGCATATTGATTATGATGGTATAAAGCATATTGGTAGATATGCAAATCAGACACAGAGCATCAGACTGCATGATGTAATAAAATCTTTAGAATTAGGAGAAATAAATGAGTAATTTAGTAAATGTTTTAGACAAAGCCCAAGAATACATTCTCAGAAACGGTATCATGACCAACAAAGAAAAAGGCATAGTGGAAACTCTTATGCTAAATTTAGATTTTAGGACAGACAAAGTAGAATCTTTTAAAAATGCTTTTGAGGAATTAAAAGACAGTTATAAATATGGAAAAAAAGCATTTGAAAAAAGGTTTGATGAAGAAAACGACCATTATAAATATCTCTTATATGGGATAAGAGCCAAAATAGTTTTCCAGAAATATTATTTTCCAAAGGAGCCAATAATAGGCTCCAGAAAGTTGGTAGCCCATTCTGAAGATTGCATTTCCTTAATTCATGTAATACCAAGGAAAGAAAGCCTAAATGTGATAGTCTACATGAGGTCTTCAGATGTAATAGAATTGTTACCCGTTGACCTAGCCGGGATATTATATATAACAGATCAACTGTATGAAGATTTCTTATATAAAGATGACGCGAAGATCAATATAAAAATCATATTAGGTTCAGCTCATATATATAAATTTGGACGCAACCAAAACAGGGAAGAAATTGAGGATGATGTGGTAGTTCCTTTGTTGGAAAAAGACAATGAGAGATTGGATAAAATTATACCCAAAATAATGGACAAAACAAAAAATAGATGAATAAATTTGAAACTCAAATGTCCTTGTTAAATACTGTCCTGAAGATGATAGGAATAAATAAAAAGGGCAGAAATAAAATATTTGAATACATTGCGGAATTGACGGGAGATAAAAAAATGTTAATCAACAAAAATAAAAGGAGAAAATAAAATGAATTTGTATTCACCTTCCCACATAAATTTGGGGAAAAATAGAAAAGTATGTGCCGTAGATTTAGATGATGTACTGGCCTGCAGTACGGAAGGTTGGTTAAAATTTTTAAGAACAGTATTGCACCCTAATTTTGATGAAAAGAATGAATTTAGTAAATTTGAGACAATTGATATGATAAAAGAAGTGAGGAGTTCCAAATGGCATACAATCTCAAACGGGAGACCGAATTGGGCATTATTTAAGGATAATTACTATAATCTGATAGAGACAAAAAAATTTATTCCTTATTATTATTACAGGATACTAAAAGAAGCATATAGAAATTCTTGGGTAAAAGCTGATTTAGTATCAAAAATGGATGCAACTGAATCAATGAATATAATAAAAGAAAAGGGATATTCTGTTATAATAATGACAGCAAGAAATGAAAAATATCTCGCCCTAACGGTTAGATGGCTTGAACAGCACAAGATTCCTTTTGACGGCATAGTATTCGATAAGAAGAAACATATTAGGATTCTAGAAAACTATCCTACTCTTGAATTTATGATAGAAGATAATAGGGATATATCAAATCAAGTTGCAAAATGGGGCTATCAAGTTTTTCTTGTATCAAATATTTATAACGAGGGCCCTATTGATGACAAAGTATGTAGAGTAAAATATTTGAAAGAAATTATGAGTAAAATATAGGAGAAAGTTTTATGGAAAAGCAAAGATGTATGAATTTAAAGCCAGAGAATATGGGGCTGTTGCCAGAAGAAGACTCTATAAAGAAAATGTTAGATATGCAAGAACTCTTACAAGAAAGACTTGGCAGAATGTCCTTGTATAGAAATTCCAACATGAAAGCCAAATGTGATTATGCCAAAGATAATATTTATCATCTCAATGCTGAGTTAGTAGAGATGCTAGAAAGGCTACCTTTCAAACATTGGAAGAAATATAGCCCAGAAATGGAAAAAGACTGGACTTCTGAGGAACAAAGAACGGAAACTCTTTTTGAATATATAGATGCTTTGCATTTTTTTATAAACATTGCACTTATATTTGGTTTTACACCGGAAGAAATATTTAATTATTATATGGCAAAAAATAAGGAAAATCACGACAGACAAAATAGAGGTTATTAGAATGAAATTTGTCCAGTTACATCTACATACTTCTTTCAGCGTATTAGATGGGGTAAATAGCCCGGAAGAATTTGCAGCCAAAGCTAAACAAGTAGGAATGCCTGCATTGGCTATTACCGATCACGGTAATATGTCAGGTATTTTGAGATTCTATAATGCTTGCAGGAAAGAAGAAATAAAGCCAATAATAGGTTGTGAATTTTATGTCAACAATAATAGGAGCAAAGGTAAAGAAGCCAGGGATAATCATCATATAGTCCTGTTAGCAAAAAATAAAGAAGGATATAAAAATCTTTTAAAAATAAATTATGATAGTTTCAATGAAGGTTTTTATTATAAAGGCAGAACAAGCGAGCCTTTTATGTTTGAACATTCCGATGGATTAGTATGTACTTCAGCTTGTATGGCTTCAACTATAGCTTCTTTTATATTAAATAAAGAGTTTAAGAAAGCGGAAAATGTATTTTTACAATATAAAGAGGCTTTTGGGAAGGATTTTTACGGGGAGTTACATTTTAATGAAGTAAAAGACCAAATAAAAGTCACTAAGGGAATATATGAATTATGTAAAAAACATAAGGTAAAATATATCATAACAGGAGATTGCCACTATATAGAAAAAGAAGACGCGAGAACACAAGATATCCTTTTAATGATAAATACCAGAAAAAGAGAATCAGACAGTAATGTATTTAGATTCTCTGCAAGGAATCTTTATTTTCATTTACCTAAAGATTATATGAATTTTAATAAAAAATTCGGTTATAATTTTCCTGATAGAGTTATACAAGAAGGATTGATGAGGACTTTGGAAATAGTCGAAAAATGCAACTTTGAGATGCTTAATAAAGATAGTAAATTCCCAGCTTATGTGAATGAAGATGGAATTCAAGTT